GTTCACCACCTTTGAAGCGTTGAAAAATCTAAATAGATTTAGATAATTTTTGGAGTATCCAAGGAGCATAACATGGCAAGTCAAGTCTCGCCTGGTGTTATTATTAGAGAACGTGATTTATCAAATGCTGTAGTTGTTGGCGCATCATCCATCACTGCTGCATTTGCTTCCAGTTTCAGAACTGGACCAGTAGGCACAATTACAAAAATCAATTCAGAAAGAGAACTCATCGATACCTTCGGTTCTCCAGCAGAAGAAAACGCAGCTGATTGGCTCGTTGCTGCTGAGTATCTAAACTATGGCGGAAGACTAGCAGTTGTTCGCGCCGAAACTGACGGTCTAGCAAATTCAAAATACGGATCAGGTACTGCACCTCTAATCAAGAGCAAATCTGATTTTGAGGCAGGTGTCGGCGGTTCATTTACTTTTGCTGCTCGTTATGCTGGTGCTGCTGGCAACAACCTTAAGGTTGTTGTTGTTGATCACGGTCCAGATCAAATTTTGACATTTGACAAAGCACCAGATGCAACCCCAGTTGTTGGATCTACTCTAACTTTTGCAAGCGGAAAGACTGCAACTGTATATTCTTATGATGCATCTACACAAAAAGTTTCAGTAATCGCGTCTCCTGCAATTGCAGTTGGCGATGAAATCACAGAAACACAAGATGCAGTCGCAACTTTCACCAGTGACGCTGCCACGGAAGCAGGTAGAACTCCTAATACTTACACCCCTGCTGCTGATGGCGGCGGTGCTGCGTTCCAAGTTGTAGTTGCTGATGCTGGAGTAGAGGCTGGCGGTGCTGCTACTGGAGTTGGTGGATCTGTAACCGTTACTCTTCTATCTGCTGGAGATGGATACAGCATTGGTGACACCTTTGTGCTTACTGGTGCTTCAACTGGTGGCGGATCAGACATCACAGTTACTGTTGCAACTATTGTTGATGATGAAACTGCAGTATCTGCAGCAGTTGGTTGGTATAACAATACCGAAATTGGTTCAACAGGTCTCAAGCTTTCAGCAATTGCTCCACGTCCTGGCACTTCTGCATGGGCTGCTGAGCGTTATCTAAAGAACGATGAAGTTCACGTTGCTGTTATTGACGAGAGCACAAATACAGTTGTTGAGAGACTAACATATCTTTCAAAACTTTCTGATGCAAGAACTGCAGAAGGTGCTTCAAATTACTGGAGAACTGCAATCAATGATTTCTCACAGAGAATTTACAGCGGTAAAGAGTTGGCATCAGCAGAGACTGGTATTGGTAGTGCAGATTGGGGAGATACTGCTTCTGCATATTCTGCAACAGAAGCATCTCCAGTTACTTTGAGTTTCGTAACAACTAGAGAGTATGCTCTATCTGGTGGTGACGACGGTTATGAGTATAGCGTTGGCGAAATTAGTTCTGCATACAATCTCTTCTTGGACACAGAAGATACTGAGATTGATTTTGTTCTAGGTGGTGGATCAATCACTTGGACAACAGGAGAACAAGCTTACGGTGATGCTGAAGCAGCAACTCTTGGTAAGTATGCTGCTGCTGTTGCACTAGCAACTTCAAGAGCAGATTGCGTTGCATTCGTTTCTCCTTATGTTGGAAACCAAGTTGCAACTTCTGGAAACGCTGCTCTAACTACATCAGAGCAAAGAGAGAACACTATCGCATTCTTCGATGGTCTTCCTTCAACTTCATATGCAGTATTTGATAGTGGTATCAAGTACACTTATGATCGTTTTAATGATAAGTATCGCTATGTTGCTTGCAATGGCGACGTTGCTGGTCTATGTGTAAGAACTTCTCTAGCACTAGATGACTGGTATTCACCTGCAGGTGTAAACAAAGGTGCTCTACGCAATGTAGTTAAACTTGCGTATAATCCTGGTAAAGCAGATAGAGACGATCTTTATACTTCAAGAGTTAACCCAATCGTTTCTCTTGCTGGTTCTGGTCCTGTTCTCTTCGGTGATAAGACTGCTCTTACATCACCTTCTGCTTTTGATAGAATCAATGTTCGTCGTCTCTTCCTTTATATCGAGAAGAGAGCAAGACAACTTTCAAGAGGTGTTCTTTTCGAGCAGAATGATTCTCTCACCCGTGGTGCTTTTGCTACTGCTATGAATGGTGCTCTTGCAAGAATCAAAGCAGATAGAGGTCTAACCGATTACTTCGTTGTTTGTGATGAGAGCAATAACACTCCTGCTGTTATTGATGCTAATGAGTTTGTTGCTGAGATCTATCTCCAACCAACTCGTTCCATCAACTATGTAACAGTTACTTTAACTGCTACAAGAACTGGAGTTTCGTTCTCTGAAATTATCGGTAGATAATTAGTAATATAGAAAAACAATTACGAGGTAACAAACAATGCCACTCACATCAAGTATCGATAATTTCTTAGGAAAGATTCAACAAGGCGTAAAGCCTAATATGTTTGAAGTGGAAATCGCATTTCCCAATAACTTTGCTATCAACAATCCAGATCTACAACTTACAAATCTTCTTTGTAAGTCTACCAATCTCCCAGGTTCAAACCTAGGTGTTATTGAAGTTCCCTTCAGAGGTAGAACTGTTAAGATTGCTGGAGACCGCACCTTTGATAACTGGAGCGGAACATTCTTCAATGATAAGGACTTTAAAGTCCGTGGTTTCTTTGAAGAGTGGTCGCAACTCATCAATACCCATGAAGAGAACACTGCTCCAAGATTTACACCACAGTCTGACACTGATGTTGGTTACATGGCAACCCTTAAGGTTCACCAACTAGAAAAGAATGCAACTGAGCCTGGTGGTTCAATCATTAGAACTTACGAGTTCAAGCACGCATTCCCAACTTCAGTTTCTTCAATTGATCTTGCTTATGACAGCAACGATCAGATCGAAGAGTTCACAGTTGAGTTCCAAATGTCCTACTGGACAACTTCAAACCCAACTCCTGGTAATGCTGCTGCAAACGCATAATTTCTAATCTAATAAATAGTTGGAGCGTCCAACTATTGAATAGATAATCATGAGTCAATTATTTGGCTTCCAGATCAATAGAAAGGAGGGACAGAAGGGGCAATCCCCTGTCCCTCCTTCTGCTGATGAACCCATCGCCGTTGCCGCAGGTGGGTATTATGGAACATATGTAGATACGGATAATCAAGCTCGCAATGAGTTTGAAATGATTCGTAGGTATCGTGACATGGCAATTCACCCTGAGGTGGATAGTGCGGTGGACGAAGTTGTTAACGAGTTTATTGTTAGCGACGCATACGATTCTCCAGTAGAAATCAACCTAGACAATCTTGAGGTTGGTGCTGGAGTTAAGAAAAGAGTTCGTGATGAGTTTGATTATATCAAACGTCTTCTTAACTTTGACAATCGCGCACATGAGATTGTCAGAACTTGGTACATTGACGGTAGACTATTCTACCACAAAGTAATCGATCTAGATAATCCAAAGAAAGGTATTACGGAACTTCGTTATATTGATCCGATGAAGATCAAGAAGGTCCGTCAGAAAATTGATAACACTCCAAAAGATTCTCTATCTAAAGCAGCAATCAAAGGCACGGCACTTGAGTATGAATATGGTACGTTTGTTGACTACTATCTGTACAATCCGAAAGGATTTTACAAGGGAGGTGTTCTTGGACCAGTTGGTGATATGTCTCTGTCACAAGGAGTGAAGATGGCAGTTGACTCGATTACCTTTGTTCCTTCAGGACTCCAAGATCTTAACAAGAGAATGACACTTGGTTTCCTTCATAAGGCAATCAAGTCTCTCAACCAGTTGAGAATGATTGAAGATAGTCTTGTTATCTACAGATTGTCTCGTGCTCCTGAGCGTAGAATTTTCTACATCGATGTAGGCAATCTACCAAAGGTGAAGGCAGAACAATACTTGCGTGATGTCATGTCGCGCTACAGAAACAAACTAGTTTATGACGCGCAAACAGGAGAGATGCGTGATGATAAAAAGCATATGTCAATGCTTGAAGACTTCTGGCTTCCTCGTCGTGAGGGTGGTAGAGGAACTGAAATCACTACACTCCCAGGCGGTCAGAATCTTGGTGAACTCAAGGATGTTGAGTATTTCAAGAAGAAGCTTTACAACTCACTCAACCTACCACCTTCCCGCCTTACGGATGACAACAAAGGGTTTAATCTTGGTAAGACCACAGAGGTTCTCAGGGATGAACTCAAGTTTACTAAGTTCATCGGTCGTCTCCGCAAGCGATTCAGCGAACTATTCCACGATATTCTCAAGACCCAACTAATCCTCAAGGGCATCATCTCACCAGAAGATTGGGATGATATGAAGGAGCATATCCAATACGATTATCTCTTCGACAATCATTTCAACGAACTCAAGGAAATTGAAATGATGAACCAGCGTATGATGTCTGTCACTCAGATGGATCCATTTGTTGGTAAATATTTCTCTATCGAGTATGTCCGTCGCACTATCCTCGGTCAGAAAGACAAAGAGTTTATTGAGATGGATAAGCAAATGCGTAAAGAGATTGACGCAGGACTTGCTATTGATCCAGCACAAACAAATATGCTGGATACTATGTCTCAGCAAAACACTGCTTTCCAACCAGAGATTGGTGAGATTCAGGCACAAGATTCTGCAGAAAGAGAATCAGAAACTGCTGATGATAATCTAGATCGTGAACTGAAAAAAATGAAAGCGCAACCTAAACCTGCGCCAAAGTCTAAATAAAATATATTGAATTGTTATTATGTCAGAACAAAACCTTGAACCTGGAGTTGTTGATATTGTCAACAAGATCAGCGACAACGATAGAGCATCTGCTATTGATGCTATTCAAGACTTGCTTTTTGCTAAGGCATCTGATGCCATGGCAACATACAAGCAAGTTGTAGCGAAAACATTCTTTGACGAACCAACAGAAACAGAGACCGATGAAACTGATAACGGAACAGATTGAAGACGTTCGTATCCTCACTGAGGAAAAGGACGGAAAAAAACTTCTGTATATTGAAGGTGTTTTCCTTCAGTCGGAACTAAAGAACCGCAATGGTCGCATGTATCCTTTCGATGTTCTCAACCGCGAGGTAGAGAGATACACGGAAGAATATGTAAAACCAAAGCGTGCTCTTGGCGAACTCGGTCACCCAGATGGTCCTACTATCAATCTTGATAGAGTATCTCACAGGATCACAAGTCTCCGCGCTGAAGGACACAACTTTATCGGTAAGGCACAAATCTTAGATACACCGATGGGTAACATTGCTAAGTCTCTACTTGGCGAAGGTGTTCAACTTGGTGTTTCCTCCCGTGGTATGGGAAGCATCGATAAGCGTGAAGACATTTCAGTTGTTCGTGATGATTTCTTTCTTACTACTGCTGCTGATATTGTAGCAGATCCTTCCGCACCTGACGCATTTGTCAACGGAATCATGGAAGGTAAAGAGTGGGTCTGGGATAACGGAATTCTCAAAGAAGCAAAAGTTGATAAATACCGCAGATACATGGATGAGGCAACACGCCGCAACATGGAAGAGAGAACCCTCAAGGTGTTTGAGGATTTTCTCGGAAAGTTATGATTTCATAAATAAACTTAGATTAATTATACGGAAATTACGAGGTAAACTCAAATGTCAGATATGCTAAACGAAAAATTTGAGGAGTTCGTTACCGAGCAAAAGGTGATTGTAGAAGCTGGCGATCCAATGCCAACGGTTTCTGCTAACGTTATCCCTGGCACTGGTAGTGATCCCTCTCAGGTTTCTGACGTTCAGACTGCAAAGGCTGGCGGCAAGGATCCTGCACCAACAGTACAACCATCGGTTGCTCCTGGTCAATCTGCAGCTGCAGATCTAGGAGGATCAACTTCTGCTCCTCTCCACGACAACGATGAAGATGGTGAAGAGAATCCTGGCGCTAAGGCGGCAGCACCTATCTCGCAAATTTCTGGTGATCCCCAACTAGCAGCTAAGAAAGATGCTGGTGATATGGGCAAGCAGGTAACCGTTGGTGTTGATGCAGCATACGGCATTACCAAAATGGGTGGCGCAGTTACATATCCAATCAAAGCAGGTTTTGAGATTGATATGACTGACGACATCAATGCTCTCCTTGAGGGCACAGAACTCTCTGAAGAGTTTGCTGAGAAGGCAAAGACAATCTTCGAAGCAGCTGTAACAGCAAAACTCTCCGCAGAGTATGACAGACTTGTAGAGCACTTTGCTGCTGAACTCGATAAGCAAGTAGCTGCTGCTAAGGCAGAGCTTTCCGAGGAAGTAGACGGCACAGTGAACTACGCTATCGGTCAATGGATGGAGCAAAATCAAGTTGCTATTGACCGTGGCATCAGAAATGAGATCACCGAAGACTTCATTGCAGGTCTCAAGGGTCTCTTTGAAGAGCACTATATCGCAATCCCCGACGAGAAAGTCGATGTGGTTGAAGGTATGGCTGAATCTATTCGTGAGATGGAAGAGCGCCTTGACGAACAGGTCAAAGCAAATGTGAAACTACAAAATCGTCTAAATGAGTCTGCAAAACTAAACATTCTGAACCAAGTGTCAGAAGGACTAGCAGATACTCAGAAAGAAAAACTCGCAGCACTTGCTGAAGGTCTAGAGTTTGTCTCTGAAGAGTCATTCTCCAAGAAGGTAAAAACCATCAAGGAGTCTTACTTCAAAGAGTCAATCGCTGCCCCCGCATCGGTTGCAGATGAAACCCCAGTAGAGGGTGAGGATGCAGAGGTAACTCCAGCAATGGCACAATACCTCAAAGCACTCAACCGCTGGTCTTGATAATATCCCCTATTTTTCAAACGGAGCAAACAAATGTTTAATTCAAAAGCTCTAACCGAAAAGTGGAACCCTGTTCTAGGTCATGAAGGCGCTGGTGCCATCAAGGACAACTATAGAAAGGCTGTTACCGCTGTTCTGTTAGAAAACACAGAAAAGGCACTACGCGAAGAGCGTGGTATGATCAACGAAGCATCCAACACTGTTGGTGCTATCGGTCCTGATGGACTATCTGGCGCTGGTCTAGGTAGTCAAACTGGTGGTCTTGCAGGTTTCGATCCTGTAATGATCTCCCTAATCCGCAGAGCAATGCCTAACCTCGTTGCTTATGATATCTGCGGTGTTCAACCAATGAGCGGTCCTACTGGACTAATCTTCGCAATGAAGTCACACTATCAGTCAAGAAATGCTGATGGTCTCCGTGGCGGTCCTGAGGCACTATACAACGAACCAGACAGCAACTTCTCTGCTAGTACTGCAGGTGCTCCAGATCCAGCTAACCCCAACACCACTGGTTACGGTGCTGCTGGCGATGCTGTTGATCCACTCGGAACTGTTAATCCTTCTAACCCAGACGCAAACCCAGGTCTTCTTAATGATACACCTGTTGGTACTTACGAGCGTGGCGAAAGAGGCATTGCAAGAGAAACTGCTGAAGTTCTAGGTTCAGGTACAACCCTGTTCAACGAGATGTCATTCAGCATTGAGAGAACTTCGGTACAAGCGCGTACCAGAGCTCTCAAGGCAGAGTACACTCTAGAACTAGCACAAGACCTCAAGGCAATCCATGGTCTTGATGCTGAGCAAGAACTCGCTAACCTTCTTTCAAGCGAGATCCTTGCTGAAATCAACCGCGAAGTTGTTCGTACTGTTTACACCATTGCTAAGCCTGGTGCTCAGAGCAATGTTGCTAACAAGGGCGTCTTTGACCTCGATGTTGATTCAAACGGACGCTGGTCAGTTGAGAAGTTCAAGGGTCTAATGTTCCAAGTTGAGCGTGATGCTAACGCAATCGCTCAGCAGACTCGCAGAGGCAAGGGCAACTTCATCATCACTTCTGCTGATGTTGCTTCTGCTCTCGCAATGTCTGGTACTCTTGACTACTCCTCAGGTCTAGGCGGCGCTGGTGGTCCTTCCATCGGTGAAGTTGATGACACTGGTAACCTCCTAGTAGGTACTATGAACGGTAGAATCAAGGTTTATGTTGATCCTTATTCAGCAAACGTTTCCGACAAGCACTTCTATGTTGTTGGTTACAAGGGTTCTTCACCTTATGACGCAGGTCTATTCTACTGCCCATATGTTCCCCTCCAGATGCTACGTTCGATCGATCCTAACACCTTCCAGCCTAAGATTGGCTTCAAGACTCGTTACGGCATGGTTTCGAACCCATTCGTTGAGTCAGCAGCAGGCGTTCCTGACGCTGAGCAACTCACCGCATCGAAGAACCAGTACTACAGACGTGTATTGGTTACAAACCTAATGTGATCTAATATTCACATATCGAAACATAGGGGAGTCTTCGGACTCCCCTTTTTTTGTAAATAGTATATAATGAATTGTAAAGTTATGCCAAGAGGTCGTATGAACAAAGTTGACATCCTCTCAAGAGTTTATAAAATGAAGACAGCACTACATGACGGGCAACACTCTGACAAATCAGCTGAATGGCATGACGGATACCATGATGCCCTTAACAAAGTGTTAGAAGCTCTCAACGAATACAGTTCATGAACCAATCCTCATTAGTTCTATTACTATGTTTGTCGCCGTTAGCAGCGGTGTTTATTGTAATGAAACTTGCGTTGTGGTTAGCAGAAACTTCTGCCTTCAAAGCAGAGACTGATAAACTAAAGCGTATGCAACATGGACCATACGAAGTATGGGATGATGAAGAGGAGGATGACGAATGGA